GTGCGTGGGTTAAGCTGGGTCCGGGGGTTTTGACAGAGACCATACCTATTTGGGGTGCGGGACAATTAACTGGCTCTACAAAAACCGATAGATTTACGATACGAAATCATGACGCCAGTAATGTCTCAAACCAAGCTAACATAGACTTTATAAGTTGGAACGGTAGCAATCAATTTCAGCGAAGGACTGTATTTAAATTAAGAGACTTTTCTTCTTGGTATCATATAGTTGGAGTAGTTGATACCACACAAAGTACTGCATCAAATCGAGTAAAAGTGTATGTGAATGGTGTGCAGCTGACCGAATTTGAACTCTCAGTAAACCCTTCGCTGAATTATAACGCTGCTACTAACGATACTGTTTTTCAATCAGTAGGCTCTCGTAGGGTCAATACTACTTCTGCTTTACAATACTATGATGGTTATTTGGCAGACGTTGTTTTAGTTGATGGAACCGCCTTAACCCCCTCTAGTTTTGCCGAAGACAAAAACGGTGTCTGGGTTCCAAAGAACGTATCAGGCTTAACCTTTGGTACTAACGGCTTCCATCTAGACTTCTCAAACTCCTCCAATCTTGGCAACGATGTCTCTGGCAACAACAACGACTTCACATCTTCAGGGCTGACAAGTTCAGACCAGATGATTGATACGCCTACCAACAACTTCGCTACGTTGAATCCTTTATGGAAAGATGCGTCAACAACAGGCACTATTTCGTTTTCAAACGGAAATCTAGTTGTAACTAGCGGGGGTACAGGTGGACAACATCACGTTGGCACTATGCCAATACCATCTATAGGAAAATGGTACTTTGAAGTAGAAATGACAACCGTCAACAATACAGTTCACGCGCTCAGTATTGGACTAACCAACCCAGAAGACGTTAATTTCAGGACTTCAGCGTACTCTTTGTCAAATGATGGGATTGTTTACTACAATCTAAATGGTAATAAGTATATAGACCAAACAGGTTCGGCTTATGGTTCCACTTATACTGGTGGAGATGTGATTGGAGTAGCTGTAGATATAGATTCTGGAACAGTTACTTTCTATAAAAATAATGTTTCGCAGGGTGCTATAGCCTTTGATGCCACAGGGATGATTCCTTTTCATGGGGACAGTACAGCAACAACAAGTCAGTCTACTTTGACATGGGTTTTCGCTGATAATCAGCTTAATTACACACCTCCAACAGGTTACCTTACACTCTGCACAGCCAACTTACCAGAATCCACTATCGGGCCGAATAGTGATACTTTGACTGATGAGAACTTTAATACTTTGCTTTGGACGGGAAATGGTGCAACAAGGTCAATTACAGGCGTTGGTTTTCAACCTGATCTTGTTTGGATAAAAAGAAGAAGTGCTGCTGATAGCAACCATCTTTTTGATGCTGTTCGTGGTGCAGGTAATAGATTATTAAGTGATTCAACCGCCGCAGAAGTTAGCACTACTATATTAACCGCATTCAACTCTGATGGTTATACCTTGAGTAGTAATGGTGGTGTTAATGCTTCTGGGGATGATTATGTCGGATGGAACTGGAAAGCCAACGGCTCTGGGTCAAGTAACACAGACGGCTCTATAACCTCTACCGTGTCTGCTAATCAGGACGCTGGGTTTAGTATTGTTACTTATACTGGTAATGGTTCAGCGTCTACCACCGTTGGACACGGTTTAGGTAAAACTCCTGCCGTACTTATTGGCAAAGCTAGAAGTGAAGCAAGTGCATGGAATGTTGCTCATGCAGGGTTGAGTAATATGCAAAACCAAGCTCTACGTTTAGACCTAAATTCTGCTGTAAGTACCAATACATATTTGTGGGGAAACGTTGAACCAACAAGTACTACATTCGGTGTGGGCATTCTTTCTCCATCTGTACACACAAACAAAAGTGGCACAGACTTTTTGATGTACTGCTTCGCAGAAGTAGAAGGTTTCAGTTCCTTTGGAAGCTACACCGGGAACGGCTCAACTGACGGCCCCTTTATCTACACCGGGTTCAGACCTGCCTTTTGCGTATTCAAAAGGACAAACACTACCGGTTCATGGATTACTTATGATACTGAAAGGGGGCCAGAGAATCCTGTAAATAATTTTCTGTATCTGAATTATAATAATGCAGAATCCACTAGCACCGTAGAGCACGACTATTTATCTAACGGTATAAAAATACGGGCTGCATCTACTTCATTTAACGCTAGTGGGCACACATACATCTACATGGCATTCGCAGAAAATCCTTTTAAATACGCAAACGCAAGGTAAGGAGAAAAAATGAGATATTATAATATAGAAACACAAAAAGTAGTGAGCGAGAGACAAGTAGTAAAAGCTAATCCGAATACCTCCTTTGCGCTGCCTTTTAATTCACAGACTTTACAAGATTTCGGATTAGTAAAACTTGTAGAAGATACTAAACCTTCTTATAATCCTGAAACTCAGAAGATTATTGAAAGCGCTATTGAAGTACGTGACGGTGTAGCCTACCAGACCTACACTGTTATCGCACGCAGTGCTGATGCCATTGCAAACGACTTGTCTAATAAGAAAGCTAACATCCGCGCACAGCGTAACCAGAGACTGACAGAGACAGACTGGGCAATTCTTCCAGACTCCCCATTGAGCGCAGAAGATAAGATAGTGTATCAAAACTATCGGGCCGCTTTAAGAGATGTGCCTGCACAGGAAGGATTTCCAACCAATGCACTACCAGAAGGGCCAGACCAGCAGCCATATGAGTCATGGTCTTATGATAGCACTAATTTTGTATGGAACGCTCCTCTCCCTAAACCAGAAGGTGAAGCATATTGGAATGAAGATGCGTATCAAGCAGACAACACTACAGGATGGGTTATATTATAAACTGAAGTTTTGAGCCGAAAGAGAATACACTAGGAGACTAAAATGGAAAACGAAATAACCGCAGAAGAAATTGCAAAACACTACAGCGCCGCAATGGACTCAGTAAATCTAATCAATAGCGACAAACCAGAGACGATGTCAGAGGAAGAGTGGGCGGACTGCATTACCCGCAACAAAGAGCATCTTGAAATCATGGTTGCCAAAGACTTCTGGGGTACAGAAGACTTGACCCCCATACAAAACGCTATTAGTGTATAATAATTTAGGCAAGCACTCACTTTTTTAATCTCAGGCTTCTCGATGGTGCTTTGCCAGAAGCCTAAAATAACAAAAGGAAACTATAATGGAAAATACAATGGAAAATACAAAAAAGACCCCAGTGTATATTGACAATGTTGAATATATTTACGAAGAATTAGCAGAAGAAAAGCAGATGATTATTAATCACCTTGCTGACCTCGACCGTAAAATTTCATCAACAAAATTTAATCTAAACCAGCTTGAAGTAGGAAAGCAGGCTTTTATGAATATGTTTCATAAGGAAGAGGTTAGCGAATGAATTGGTCAGTATTAGAAATGAGGTATATCCTTTCTGAGAATGGGCAAGAAAATGTAGTGAAGGAAGTACTTGTTATAATGACAAAGTCCGATGAAGCAGGAAATACTGGAAGACATAGACGGTCCGTTCAGCTGGGAGAGCCAGGTTCATCATTCATCTCTTACAGCGATATTACGGAAGAAATTGCTATTGGGTGGGCTCAAAATGCTCTTAGTCCAGAGGAGCTGGCAGAAATCGAAGCTGATATTGATAATCAGATTTATGCAAAGGCGAACCCTACGCATGGAGCAGGACTTCCCTGGGTGGAAGCACCGTAAAAAAGGGGGCATAAGCCCCCTTTTCTTTTTACTTAAAAATATCTTGCCAGTTACCTGTAGTACTCGCTCTTGAATACTCAGTAGCTCGATTCTCAAAAAAGTTAGTGTGTTCTACACCATTCAGCATATAGTCTAGCCATCCTAAAGGATTCTTTTCACTATTAAAAATCTTCTTTAGGCCAAGACCAAGAAGCCTACGATCTGCAATGTATCGAATATACTCTTTTACTTCTTCTGGTGTTAGCTCAGGAACGTCTGCTCCAGAGAAACAAAGGTCAATAAAAGCATCTTCCAGGTCTACAGTACGCTCTGCTGCACAGTAGATTTCATACTTGAGATCATCCGTCCACAACTCTGGATTTTCTTTAATAAATGCTCTAAACAGATGGCTCATTCCTTCTACGTGAAGGCTCTCGTCTCGAACAGACCACGTAATAATCTGCCCCATACCTTTCATAAGGTTATGACGAGGAAAGTTGAGCAGAATCGCAAAACTACTAAAAAGCTGTACTCCTTCTGTAAAGCCAGAGTAAATCGCCATAGTCTTTGCAATATTCATTTTAGTATCCATACCAAAATTACTCAAGTATTCATGTTTGTCAAGCATTTCCTTATGCTCAACAAACTTCTGATACTCACCTTCGTCAAATCCAAGAGTTTCAAGCAGTAGTGAGTATGCTTCCTGATGCACAGCTTCCATCGAAGCAAAAGCTGCAAGCATCATTCGTACTTCAGGCTG